CGCGATCAGGTGATCAACAATGGCAAGAGGCGGGTACAGGGCAGAGGCTTACAAACCGGAAAGGCTGGTAGAATACAAAGGAGAACTGCAGACCTTAAAGCAGATCATGGCGGATACCGGGTTTTCATACTCAAAAATCTACCGTCTATTCTGCCGGGCCAAACCGGCAAAGAAAAATAAAGCGCCAAAGCCAGCCAAACCGGTGAGGCAGCCCAAAAAGAAAAAACAAAAGGCGGCCAAAGAAAAACCTGCCACCGCCGCACCATCGGAAAAATTACCACAGAAATCACTGCCGCTTGCCGAAGAGGTGACGGAGAAAGCGGCTCAAGAAAATAAAACACCGCTGGAGTATATGCTTGGGGTGATGAATGATCCAAGCATCCATCCAGACAGGCGCGACAGGATGGCCATGGCGGCCGCTAAGTTCTGCCATGAAAACGGCGGGGACAAGAAGGGCAAGAAAGAGGAAAAACAGGACGCGGCGAAAATAGCAGCGGCCGGCCGGTTTGCGGTTGGCGCTCCTCCCAGTAAAGTCATAAGCATGAAAAGATGATGCCGACATGGACCACAGCTTGCCTTGATTGGCAAGAGCGGATAATGGGGGGTAAGCCACTCATCTCATTCTCGCCGCTGTTCCCGGATGAGGCGCAGTCATCCCTGGACATCTACAACGAACTTTTGATTGTAGATGCTCCGGGCTCCCCAAAAATGGGAGATGTCAGCCGGCAATGGATTACCGATTTTGTCTCTTCCATCTTTGGGGCGTATGATCCAGAGTCGGGGCGGCGGCTAATCACTGAATTTTTCCTTCTCATCAGCAAAAAGAATTCTAAATCAACTTCCGCGGCTGGCATCATGTTGACCGCTCTTATCCGAAACTGGCGCATGTCTGCCGAGTTTTTGATCATCGCACCCACAATTGAAATTGCCAACAACTCATTTTACCCGGCCCGTGATATGGTCCGGAACGATGAGGATCTGTCGGCGATCCTGCACGTCCAAGAGCATTACCGGACCATCACTCACCGAGGAACCGGCGCGACGCTTAAAGTCATCGCCGCTGATAATGAGGCGGTATCCGGGAAAAAAGCAACCGGTGTCCTTGTGGATGAGTTGTGGCTGTTTGGCAAAAAACCAAACGCCGAAAACATGCTGCGGGAGGCGACCGGCGGACTCGCTTCCCGGCCTGAGGGGTTTACGATTTTCCTTTCCACCCAGAGTGACGACGCTCCGGCCGGGGTGTTCAAGCAGAAGCTTGACTATGCGCGCGGGGTCCGTGACGGCAGGATTGACGACAATCGTTTCCTCCCTGTGATATATGAGTTCCCGGACAGCGTGGTTAAGCTGGACGGCAAGGACACACAGCGAAACCTTGACCAGATCGTGCTGCGAATAAAAGAAGACGACCTTTTCCACGTCACAAATCCGAATCTTGGTGCCTCCGTTGACCCTTCTTTCCTTACCAGAGAGCTGCAGAAAGCCGAGAACGACGGGCCGGAATCGCTATGCGGGTTTCTGGCAAAACACCTGAATGTGGAAATTGGCCTCAATCTCAGGTCAACCAGATGGACNGGGGCGGATTTTTGGCTNAAATGTTCCGGTTCCGTGTCGCTGNAAGATATTATTTCGAGATGCGAGGTGATTGTGGTCGGCATAGACGGCGGCGGGCTTGATGATATGCTCGGGCTCGCGGNCATCGGCAGGGAGCCCGAAACAAGGAAGTGGCTGCTTTGGACTCATGCATGGGTCCATCCTATCGCCTTGGAGCGGAGAAAATCGGAATCNGGCAGGTACCGGGACTTTCAGCGCGANGGNGACNTGACCATTGTGGACGATATCGGGCAGGACGTTTTCCAGGCCGGCGAGCTGATCCAGCAGTGCGAGGATAGCGGATTGCTTGATAGAATAGGGGTGGACCCGGCTGGGATAGGCGACATTATCGACGAGCTGGAGAGCAGGGGTATAGGAAATGATCGTATTGTAGGAGTTCCGCAGGGGTGGCGCATGACCGGGGCAATAAAGACCACAGAGAGAAGGCTTGCCGAGGGCACCGTGGAGCACGGGGGGCAGGCTCTCATGTCCTGGTGTGCAGGCAATGCAAAAGTGGAGCCAAAGGGCAACGCCATTGTAATAACGAAGCAGGCGGCCGGAACAGGTAAAATTGACCCGCTGATGGCAACATTCAATGCGGTGGCGCTGATGGCAATGAATCCGGAGGCCAGGGGAGGCCCATCTGTTTACGAGACAAGGGGGGTTTTAATTGTCTGAAAAAAAGCTTGCTTTTCTTCCTGTCGCAGTGTAGTGGTTAAATTATTTATTTTTTTTACTGGGGGAACTGATTGTCAAAAAATAAGCAGCATCATATCACGCTCGCCGATGTGCTATCTGTTTCCGGCCTTGTCATGATCGGCTACGGCCTCTATCAATTTGTCCCATGGGTTTCATTTGTCGTTGTCGGTTTCATTCTGTTGTGCGCCGGAATAATCGCGCAGAGGTCCGGCAATGTTGCTCGATAGGATTTTTGCGGCCACAAGCTCGCCGTCATATCCCGTTGGTGATCCGGCTCTTTCGTCTCTTTTCGGCGGGAGGGCCATGACGTCCAGCGGTATGAGCGTGACATCTGAGACGGCAATGCGGGTGTCAACCGTCTATGCTTGCGTGGGGATATTGTCGCAGACGTTGGCAATGCTTCCAATTGACGTGAAGCGGTATCGGGCAGACGGTGGGAAAGATGTTGTCAAGGCGCATAGGCTTTATAAACAACTCAAATACAAGCCGAATAAATGGCAAACATCTTTTGAGTTCCGTGAAATGATGGAAGTCAACCGTCTTTTGCGCGGCAACGCTTACGCCTTTATTTCTGCGGCAAAAGGAAGGGGGGTAAACTCTTTGATTCCGTTGCACCCGGACTATGTGACCCCTTTTACCGTCAAAGGCGACGGTGCGGCATCCTATGTCACCGCTGAATCTCCACCGCCAGAAGACGGCGCGAAACTTTTCTACGAATTCAGCAGGCTTGATGGGTCTTCAGTTATTTTATCACAGGACGAGGTGCTACACATCAAAGGTCTTTCCCAGAACGGCATTGTTGGAATGAACCCTATCGAGCTTCACCGGGAAGCAATCGGCTTGTCGATGGCCACAGAAGAGCACGGGGCAAGGCTTTTTACAAACGGCGCTCAGATCGGCGGCGTTCTGGAGCATCCAAACAAACTGAGCGAGCCCGCTTTCAAGCGGCTGAAAGAGACATGGGCAGATAACCGGGAAGGCGTGGGAAACGCTCACAAGACGGCAATCCTTGAAGAAGGGATGAAGTTTACAAAAATCGGGATGACCGGGGTGGATTCTCAATTTCTGGAAAGCCGGAAATATCAGGTTGAAGATATCGCCAGGATTTTCAAGGTTCCACTGGTAATGCTCGGTCATAGCGGGGACAAAAATAGCACGTTTGCCAGTTCAGAGAATTTTTTTATGAGTTTCGTCCGCAACACTATGACGCCGAACTGCACCAGGTGGGAACAGGCGCTTGAACGTGACCTTTTTTATCCTTCGGAAATCGGCGATTACTGCATTGATTTCGAGATGGACGAAATGATGCGGGGCGACGCGCAGGCCCGCGCACAATACCTAAAGGCCAGGTTTGAAATGGCGTCAATGAGTCCGGACGAAATACGAAGCTACGAGGGCGAAAACCCAACCGGCACGGAAGAGGGTAAAAAATATTACCTGCAAAGCGGGATGCTCCCGGCTGATATGGCCGGCGCCGTTCCGGAAACAGGGGGAACAAATGTTTAAAGAATATTTTGCGCTGAAGGCGCTCAACAGGGAAACACCCGGGAAATCATGGTTTCGCATTGAGGCCAAGGCTGGTGATGAATCTTCCGTCTACATCTACGACGAGATAGGGTATTATGGTATCACCGCCGATGCGTTCATCCGTGAATTGAACAGCATCACGGCAAAGAAAATCAACCTGCACCTGAATACTCCCGGCGGATCTGTTTTTGATGGTGTGGCGATTTACAACGCAGCAATCAATCATCCGGCGACAGTCCACACCCATATTGACGGGCTGGCGGCCAGCATGGGGAGCATCATCGCCCTGGCCGGCGAAAAGGTGTTCATGGCCTCGAATGCCATGTTTATGGTGCACAATCCGTGGTCAATCGTGATTGGCGATGCGGCAACCATGCGGAAAGAGGCGGACTTGCTCGACAAGATTTCAAACAGCTCGCTGATCAAAACCTATACCGACAAGTCAGGCAAGGACGAAAAGGAAATCAAGGATTTGATGGATGCCGAAACATGGATGGGCGCAGAAGAAGCGA